AACTTAATAAAATGGGCTACTTTTATAGGTAGCACATTGATTAGATATATTAACAAGTGGTAGTTGCTAGACAATATGTCTTGTGAATGTGGTTCAAGTCCCTTTATATCTATTCAATGTGGTGCTTATAACAGGCACTATACCTATCTACCAAGAGTAGAAAAGGCAGATATATAGTCTTTTACTTATAGTAAGTGACTTATAGAGGTTTTAATTGTTGTACCAGTTAAACAATGATTTACTACCTTATTGGTAGCATAGAGTAGATATAAAAATTGTTGTGTCAATTTCTTTATATTGTTGCGTCAATATAGAGATATTAAGGTTGCGTCCTAATAGAATATATCTATTCTATGGTGCTATATAAGGCACTATAAGAGCAAGTCAATTATGTCGTGTGATAGTCTATGCTTATTTAGTTACTGTAACTTCAATTACAGTAAAACATCACTTATTTTATAGGTGATGTACTGATGATATATGAAAAACAAAAAGGCTATACAAAAAAGCAACAAGTTTGATGCCTTTTAGAGTGAACCGTGATAAGGGGGAGTGACTTGAACTTGTGGAAATCTCCAACTCGAAAAATATATATCATTGGTGCATTGCTTATAAGATTTATAGGCAATATTGTGCAACGTCCAAAAAAGCACATTTTCATTTTTGCCTTTCTTTTTAAAAAAGAAGGAAAAGTGCTATCTATTTTATAGATGGCATTGAGTAGATATATAAAAAACAAGACAGAGGTTTTTAACATATTAAGTTATGGTCTTATACTCAACCGTTTTGGTAACCAATCCATTAAAAAGACTTATAGAGTATTAGTGAACTTTGACACTTATATCTATTCAATAGCATTTATAAAAAGAGGTGTTAGGTGTGAAAGTATTAATTGTAATTTTAACAATAATGGCAAGTATCCTTATGGGGTTATTTGCCTTTTTTTTATGTTGGTTAGGTGATAATAATGATAATTAAAATAAATGATTTGCCACCAAATATAAACAAGTTTATAGGACGCACAAACATATTTGAGTATCAAAGAGATAAGAAAGCATATCACAAATTAATAAAGTTAAGTACAATAGGATTAAATCCTAATTATAAAAGAGTAGATATGAAAGTAACTTATCATTTCCCTGATAGAAGAATAAGAGATACACATAATATGACAAAATGTTTATTAGATGGATTAGTAGATGCTGGAATAATAATAGATGACAATTATATGGTATTAAGAAATTATACAGAGTGTGGGGTATATGATAAAGGACAACGATATGTTGAAATAGAAATAAAGGAGGTTGAATATGAATAACGGGGCAGAAGAAGATGGAATTTTTATTTATCATTGTATGCAATTCTATTCTTATGAAGACTTTAATGCTAACTTTAAAGATATAAAAAGACACTATGATACTTTATCTTATTATGGTAAAAAAATATATTCTTGGTATATCCATCAAAAGTCCATGAGTTATAAGAAAAAAGAACTTATTTGGAATAGGTTAAATAATGTGGTATAATGAATTAAAAAAGTAGGTGATATAGTGGCTAGTAAAGGTCAAGAAAACCTTATTCCAATGAATGAGCGAAGCGAGAATGAAGTTAGGGAATTAGGAAAAAAAGGTGGTATTCGTTCTGGCGAAGTTCGTAGAGAAAAAGCCACTATGAAAGCCACCCTTGAAATGTTATTAGATGAAAAATATAAAAATGGTAAAACATATAGAGAATTAGCAACAATAGGATTATTAAATGGGGCAATAAAAGGAAACGCACAAAATTATAAGACAATATTAGAAACATTAGGTGAATTATTACAATCTAATGAACCAACATCAAGAATAACAATTGTTAATACACTGCCAAAGGATGATGATAATGGACCAAACAATTGATATTAGGAATATAATAGCACCACATTTTTATAATACATTTAATAGTAAGAAAAGGCACCAAATATACAAAGGTGGACGTGGTTCTACAAAAACCAGTATGTTATCTATAAAAATAAACGTATTCAATTTAGAGTATCTTAATTGTAATGCAATTATAATAAAGAGATATCAAAATACAATAAGAAATAGTGTATTTAAAGAAATAAAACGTGCATTAAAAAGATTAGGGTTATATGAAGGTTTAGATTACACGGCAACAGTTAGCCCTTTTCAAGTCCACATTAATCAAACAGGAAATAATATTTATTTCGCTGGTGGTGATGATTATGAAAAGGTAAAAGGTTTTATTGATGAAGACGCACCTATTAAAATGGTATGGTTTGAAGAATTAACCGAGTTTGATGATGCCGACCAAATAGACCAAATTATAGCAACATTTTCACGTGGTAATGATGACTGGTTTACTTGCATGTATTCATATAACCCACCAAAGAATAGATTTCACTGGGTTAATTTATGGGCAGAAGAAATGGCACAACGAGATGACGTATTAGTTCATCATAGTGATTATAGAACAGTACCTGAAAAATGGCTTGGTAAAGAGTTTATAGACGAAGCAGAAAGACTAAAAAAATATGACGAAAAAAGATATAGATGGATTTATTTAGGTGACGTAATAGGAATTGAGGGCTTAATATATAACCCTGATTTATTTATAATTGAAAACGAAGACTATTTAGAAAAAAATAATATAAGAATATTATATGTAGATTTTTCAATAGACTGTGGACATCAAACAAGTGCAACAAGTTGTGGGGCTTATGGTTATGGAACTGATGGCAGATGGTATCGGTTAGACACATATTATTATTCACCACACGAAAAAACACGTAAAAAAGCACCAAGCGAACTTGCACAAGACTTATTTAATTTTAGAACATTTATATGTAAAAAGTTTAAAACAACAGTTGATATGGAAACAATAGATAGTGCTGAAGGTGCATTAAGAAATCAATATTTTGCAATGTTTGGCATTAATTTGCATCCTGTAAATAAAGGCAAAAATAAGGAAGAATTAATTGAATACTCGCAAGATTTTGTCGATTTAGGAAAATATGTTATACTTAATACGAGTAATAATTGGATACATATAAAGGAAATTAATAACTATATGTGGAAAAAAGATAGTGTAGAAAAAGGGAAGCCAGAGCCTGATAAAGAAGAAAAAGAATTAAAAGGAGAGGTTTATTATAATACACACACTAACGATTATTCATATTACTTTGCAGAACACAGTTGCGATGATTTCCAATACTGGGTTAAAGATAATTTAGGAAAATTAGGATTAGAATATTAAAAGGAGAATTAAAATGGCAATTTATAAAGATTTAAAAAAACAATTAAGTAAAAATGGCATTGATATTATTAACACAGACTATTATGAATTAATTAATGTATGGAAAAGTTGGTTTAAAGGGTCAGTTGATGATTTTCATTTTTATAATATTAAAATAGCAGATGGTACAAATGTAGAAGTAGAAAAGAAAACAATGTCTATGGCAAAAAAAGGAGCATTAGACATTGAAAAATTATTATGGAGCAACAAATGTGATATTAAACTAGGTAGCGATGAAAAAACTAAAAGACTATGGGATGTATTAGATAGCAAACAAAATAACTTTACTGTTATGTTCCCACAAATGATAGAACTTGCTTGTGCATTAGGAACAACAGCAATGATTGAATATAAAGATGTGTTAGGTAAAACAAGAATTGAATATATTAATGACGCATCACAAATAGTTCCATACGCATATGATAATTTTAATATTACAGGATTTGTTACATTTGACCAATGGCAAGAGGTAGAAGAAAACAAAGCAGTATTTTATACACATTTAACATATCACGAATTTAAAACTGAAAAGAATGAAAAAGATGAGTTAAAACAAGTTTATAGAAAGTATAATGAATTATATAAATCTAAAAACGTGAACACGTTAGGAGAAGAAGTTGAATGGGGTAAAAAGTTCCCAGAAGTTGAGGAATTAGTAGAATATGAAACTGAAACACCACATTTTCAAATTATTAAACCACCAATTGTAAATAACTTTGACATATCAAATCCAATGGGTGTTAGCGTATTTGCTAATTCAATTGATAAATTAAAATCAATAGACGATAAATATGATAGTTTTGATATGGAATTTATTGATGGTAAGCGAAGAATATTAGTTGATAAAACCGCTTTAAAAGCAACGCCACAAGTAAATGATGACGGAACAATATCTCAACAATTATTCTTTGACCGCAATGATAGAACTTATGTAGCAATGAATGGTATGAAAGACCAACCTGTAAAAGACATTAGTTTTGATATTAGATATAGAGAACATATTGATAGTATTAATGCAGAATTAAACTGGTATGCTAGTGATTTAGGACTTGGCGAAGACTGGTATAGTTTTGATGGCAAAGGCGTAGCAACTGCAACTGAAATAATGAGTCAAAATGATGATGCATTTAGAACAAAACAAAACTATGAAACAGTTATTAGAGATGTATTAATTGATTTAGTTAAATCAGTATGTTTCTTGGAAGGTATAGAATTAAGTGAAAATGAAATTGATATAACAATGGATTATTCAAGATTTGAAAACCAAACTGCAACACAACAAAGACTTGAACGTGAAGTAGCAAAAGGTATTACAAGCAAAGTAGAATACAGAATGAAAGTCTATGGAGAAACAGAAGAAGTTGCTAAACAAAAGATAGCACAAATAAAAGAAGAAGAACCAAGTGTAGATGATTTACTAGGAACCAATAATGAATAGGAGGTAATCCTATATGATAAATGAAGAATAGTAATTAGACTATTCTTTTGTTTTATGGTATAATATACATTGAGGGTAGCCCTTATCTACCCTCAATCATTTATAAGGGAGATGATATAATGAATAAGGAAATATGGAAAGATATAGTAGGTTATGAAGGACTATATCAAGTTAGCAATTTAGGTAAAGTAAAAAATATAAAAAACAACACAATAAAAATACCTACATTATGCAAAAATGGATATTTATATGTTGATTTATGGAAAGAAAATAAAAGAATTAAAAAAACAATTCATAGATTAGTTGCAGAGCATTTTTTAAAAAATAATAATAATTATACTGATATTAATCACATAGACGGTAATAAACAAAATAATATTCTTACTAATCTAGAATTTTGTAATAGAAGTTATAATTTAAAAGAAGCATATAGGTTAAAATTAAGAGAACCTGTTAAACCTATGTTAAATAAAAAAGATATATTGTGTCCTAATTCAAAAAAAGTTAATCAATATGATTTAAAACATAATTTTATAAAACAATGGGGAAGTGCAATGGAAGTTCAAAGGAAATTAGGAATAAATCATACACATATAAGTAGTTGTTGTTTAAATAAAAAAAATTACAAAACTGCTTGTGGTTATATTTGGAAATATGTTGAGGTGGTTGATAATGATAACTGATGAACAAATTGATTTACTTATAGAAAGATTAATTAACAGGATACAAGATGCAAACATATATTTCTTGCAAAAAATTGGAAATAATATAAAAAAAATTAGAAATTTAAAACCTAGTGAAGCTCAACAGTTAATTCAAATTTTAAAATACAATGGCGATTATGAAGATATTATAAGAGAAATATCTAAATATACTAATTTAAACGTAAAGGATATAGACGAAATCTTTTCTAATTATGCTAAAAAAGACCTAGATTTTTACGAAAAGTTCTATCAATATAGAAATATACCTTTTACACCATTTAATCAAAATAATGCCCTTAAAACGCAAACTACGG